GTACTGTCACCACACTCTTCTGGATACGCTTCAGCATATTCAGCACAAGTACAGTCGTTACATTCTGGAGGTGCAGCAATACACTGGTCAAACCCCTGAGGATCTTCAATGTATCCCGGCTTACACGGCCCACACGATCCGTCTGCGTTTGTTACTCTGCTTTGAGAATCACACTCAACACTTTCTTGTTCCCCATTATAAGTTTCTCCAGAGCAGTCATCAAACTCGTCTTTCTTAGGAGTTCCCGAAGGACAGTGCGTACCGCCACACTGAGCTTCCCATGCTCTGTGCGCTTCTTGATGGTCAAAACTTAAAGCTGCATCGGGCTGTGGGCTAGTACACTGTCCGTCCCAAATTCCTTCATAGGGGTTTTGTGACTCAGATACTTCTTCTATTTCGACAATACAGTTGCCTTCTGCATCGTACGTTCCATTTTCTCCGTCCTGATTACACGGCTCGCCTTCCACAAAAGATACAGGGTCTTCACACTCTCCTGTTATATCATTTTTAACTTGGTTTCCTTCACAAGCAGTATCGCCTTTAGGAGAACACCCGCCATCAGTATTGGCTTCAAAACCCTCTAGACAAGGACCAGTACAATCGTTTTCTGATTGTGCCCCAACAGTCTGCTCCCGTCCTACACTAGAACAATCAAAATCTTGTGTACCGCCAACATTAAACAATTCGTTAACAGTTTCTTCAATTTCTCCCCAAATAACGCCACTGACAGCACCGCCTAAGATTCCTTTCATCCAATCGTAAATGCCTTGTGGATCAGAACCGCCTGCTATAAGATCCTCTATTTTAGTAAGAATATTGTCTTTAATCTCACCCAAAGTTCCAATAGGATCTTCAATAAAATCTTCAATTGTTTTGCCAGCCGACTTTACAGCGTCTTCGATGTCGCGCACTGTAGCGCCAACCATTCCCGGCGGCAGAGGCAAACCGGGGATGCCGAATATTAAACCGACTTCTACACAGTCTTTCCAACAGGGGTTGCCGCCACCGGACACCTGCCCGTCACCGCTGGGGGTAGTACAAGGATCTGTCCAGCTTTCGCAGTCTTTAGCAGCAGGCATTACGTTGTCAAGAATACCTTTAAGAGCGCCTAACGGATCATCAACAGCTTCTTCTACTTTATCAATGAAGCCGCCTATTTTGTCAACCACATCGTCAACAAACTCTTTACCGTATTCGTCGTAGTATTCTTGTAGAGGATCGGCAGCTTCTCCGTTTTCAGTATTTTCTGTTAGAGGACGAGGAACAGTTTCGTAGTAGTAGTCCTCAAAGCCTTCGACACCCATTAAGCCACTAACGTCTACTGCTTCTAGTTCTGATAGTTCAGCCTCGCCTGCCATGTACTTAGTAAGAACACGTAGCCACTCTGAAGCTGCGTCTCTTGTTTCGTCGTCTTGAAACAGATCGCCAAACTGACCCATGAAGTCTCTGAAAAACTCCATTTCTGCGAGTTCATCACGAATAAGGTCACTAGGAAGTTGGCCGTAATTAACAGCATTAGGATCGAACTGAATACCAAAAGGACCGTAGATAGTCTGGTTTGGTCCTGTTTCAGGAGCTTCTGGATCTATAAAAGGATTATCAAAAATGTCACCATCACTAGCCATTTATTTTTTTCCCTTGAGCGCGAGCAGCTTGTCAGCACCACGGATACCGAAGCTAGCTGAGACTGCCATAAACAGAAGGTACTGATACCAATCAGGGAGCCTGTCTAGCTCCGTAAAAGCAACACCAATGCGTTGAATAATGTCTACGTCATTCATACCTATGCCCCACATAAGAGCCACTACAGGCGCACTAAGCAACAGCGTAAACCACTCGTCCTTCCAAGACGTAGCACTGGCAGACGCCATAAGCTGTTCCCAAGACGCAGTGTTCTTAATCACTTCCATCTTGGCCGTGTGTACCGCTTTCTTTTCTTCGGCTTTGTTCTTAAGAACTTGCCCAAGCAGACTAGCAATTGGCGATATGATTGCCTGCCACATATTAACCTGCGCTAATCTTTAGCGTTCCGCTGTCGTTCCACAGGTGTCCTGCTAGGGCAGGGTCTGAAGTAGGCAGGTTTTGGAACCGAACGACAGTTGTTCCGCTTGTAGGACACTGGAATTCAATGTCAGATGAGTTGTTAGCAGTAATAAGCAAAGAAGCAAGCGGAGATCCGTCGTTCTGTGCTTCAATTTTAGCTACTGCGCTAGATACACCTGCTGTAGCAGCACCGTATATGTATAACTCTTCACCGCCGGGGGCAGCAGCGCCTATGCTTAAACTTTTTGTAGATATAGTTGAAGCTGTTGACAAACTGCCTGTCATATCTATGCCCCCAAACCCACTAATCCTGCAATAGTAAGTTCCGGGCGCAGTAGTGCTAATCTGCAAATAATTAGTACCATCAGGCTGAGAAACTTTTAAAGGACTAAGCGGTCCTAGCGACCCTACAAAACGTATGTCTTGGTCTGTGTGAATCTCAAGGTCACCGCCGTCAATCTCTAAACCGCTAGTGACTTTACCGGAGACTGTTACATCAGTAAACGAACCAGCAGCAGGAGTAGTAGCACCGATAACCGTGTTATCAATGTTACCGTCATTAATGTCTACCGTAGAAGCGTTGTCAAACTTAGTAGCAATAGCTGTGGCAATGTTATCAAACTCTACTTCAAACTCAGCACCTTTGACAACTTTATCTGTATCTCCAGATTCTAAAGTGTCTTTTCTAGCAAAGTCTGTTGTTTTAGTGTAATCAGTCATTTGTTTACCCTATCTAATTAAGTATCCTAGTACTGAAGCCGCTGTAGCGATAGCTAACCAAAAAAGTCTCTCGCCTGCTTTGACTGACTGAGAGTTCGAAAGTACCTCGTTGGTTAACTCTCGTATATCATCTTCTTGGTCGTCTAGCCGCTTCTCGTGTCTGTCCATCCGCTTAAACACAGACAGCATCTGTTCTTCAACACGAGCAATCTGTGATACCGCTTCTGCAAGTTTATCTAGCTTTGCTTCAATTCTATCAAGCCGATGTTCTTCTAACATTTGATACCGCCTTTAGTTAGTTTGCTTGCAGTGCTGCTACTTCAGCTTTTAAGTCTTGGATTTCTTTAATCATCATCGGTATTAGCTTGCTATAATCAACGGACCACATATCATCTTCAGTATCGCCTTGTGAAACAGCTTCTGGAGCAACCTGAACAAGCTCTTGTGCAAGTATTCCGTAAGTCTGACGCAAGCCGTTAACTTTCCAATCAAATGAACATATACGAATATCGTCGATGTTTCCTGCTGGTGCGTTTGTGATGTTCTTTTTTAAACGCTGGTCTGACGTTGTGTTGTAGGATGTTGATGTTGAGTCTGATAGAATTGAACCAACCTGAGTTTCATTTCTATAAAAACGTATTTGGTTCCTTGATGCCGTATCTGCATAAGTCTGGTTTAGTATTAACGGGCCGCTTAAAGTGTTGGAGTTTAAATATAAAGTGCCTAAACTCTGACGCCAGCCAAGATCGCTTGTATCAGAGACTGCGGGCGTTGTTGTACGATTCAATAGAAAGTTGCCACTGGAGTCAATAGTAAGCGATGTACTGGTGCCGTTATCGTCAATACCGTTTGATGTAAACGCAGTAAACGTGCCTGCGGCGGCTGTAGTACCACCAATAGTTGTGCCGTCAACAGCGCCACCGTTGATGTCAGCAGAGGTTATCGTTAGAGATGCCGCTGTGTCACCTGATGAGAGATATGTACCAAGGTCGCTAATCTGCGACTCTGTGATACTCAGGGCCGCTTGGTGTTGCGTAACGCTAGACTGAGTAATGTTTGCGTCAGGTACGTTAGCCCAAGTTACAGCCGCAGTTAGATCGTTTGTTTCAGTGTAACTTGTGAGATACCCAGCAGTACTATGATCTCCCCAACCGTAAGCAGTGTCCCATTGGCCTACTTTGGTGTCAGTAATTACATTAACACCCATGTCAATGTTGTTACCGTTTGCGTCTAGTGTTCCACCTAGCTGTGGAGTTGTGTCACCTACTAGATCAGGATTAATACTTTGCCAGCTTGAGCCATCATAGATGTACGTTTGCGTATCTGTAGTATCAAAGTACCAATCACCAGCAGTAACAGGATCACCGTTACCATCAACTGTAGGAGTGCTTGAAAGCGCCCCTAAGAAGAAACCGTCGATAGATGCTTGTGCAGCTTCAGCAGCAGCTTGCGCCGTCTCTGCGGCTGTCTGTGCAGTCTCAGCAGCAGTCTGCGCGTTGCTTGCGTTAGTTTCGCTAGTAGCCGCATTAGTTGCGCTAGTAGCTGCATTAGTTGCGCTGGTAGCTGCATTAGATTCAGAAGTTGCAGCGTTGGTTGCGCTGGTAGAGGCTTCAGATGCTTTAGTTGTTGCTGTTGTTGCACTAGAAGCAGCGTTTGTTTCGCTAGTTGACGCCGCAGTTGCGCTAGACGCGGCAGCAGTTGCGCTAAAGCTTGCAGCAGTAGCACTAGCTGATGCGTTGGTTGCACTTGTGGCAGCGTTAGTTTCAGATGTTTCTGCGTTTGTTTCTGCGGTTTCAGCAGCAGTCTTGCTAGTAGCGGCAGAGGTTGCACTAGAAGCAGCAGCAGAGGCACTGGTAGCAGCAGCACTGGCTGACGCAGCAGCTTCTGCCGCATCCTGAGCTACGCCGTTAACAGTAGCATTATTACTGGTTTCAGCACTTCCACCGTCACCACGATAAATAGGCATAGACTACTCCTGAAACAACAGAAAAAGGAAAGGGGGCCATTGCGACCCCCTGTGTAAAACTTAAGCGTCTGCGACAGCGAGGACGAAGCCTGCTTCTGGACGATAAGTTTCAACGCCGTACAAAGTGTCAGACGTAAACAGCGTAGACAGGTATTCCTGCTTGTACTGAGTCTGAGAACGTACAGCCATTTGCTCTGCAAGAACGATAGCGTCCTTGTGGAAGAACAAGCAACCGCGAGTGTCAACAGTTGACGCAGTGTTGTCAGCCGCTGTCTCAATTACAGGACAGTTGCTAGAAACGTAAATGTCAACACCGTACAGGTTACCGATAAGACCAGACTCAACACCACGGCCACCTACGAAGTCTGAAGACACGTATCGGTCAATACCCATGATCTGCTTACGAGCCGCAGGCGGGATAACAAGTACACGGTTGTCCATAGGCACATCAGCATCGTCCATCAGCTTGATAAGACCACGGATGTGGTTGTCTTCAATCTGATCCGTAGCAGCTACAGTGTCAGCCGCATAAGCTGCGATGTCGGCGCCGTTGTTAGCGTAGTAGCTGTTGCTGTGTACCCAGTTAGCAGTAGCGGGGGAAACAGTACGAGTACCGTCACCGAAGCCAGTAGCTACGTTGATGAGGTCAGTGTCTACCTTAAGAGCAAGCTGGTAGCCAGCATCTTCGGTATAGAACTGACGCATAGAGGACAGAGCCTGTACTTCAGCAATGTCTTCAATCAAACGTGAGTACTCAAAGTGACGATCAACAGTGATGGTCAACTCTTGCTCAGTGTTTGCCTGAATGGTTACTGCGGTAGCTTCAGTCTTTGCAGACGCAGCACCACGGATGGGCTTAGGTACATGGATGGTGTCGCCTTTCTTGCCCGTCATAGACATACGCTTGACAAGCGGAGCCATCTTCAGGTTCTTTTGATAGGCGGCAATGATTTCATCCGACCAAATTTCGGGGATGAATACGGCAGACGAAGTTACGCCTGATACAGTGCCAGCGGCAATACCGCCGGGATACGTTCCAGTAGCCATGATATTTCTCCTTTAGGCTATTTGACACGACCCTCTGCGTATGCTTGTAGTATTTCGTCCGACATGGACTGATAACGCTCTGGGTCGGTTCTCATTAGTTTAATAATGTCAGCACGACGATAAACTTTCCTTCGCGTTCCTTCAGTTGTTCCACGAGCGTTGCCTGTGTTGGCAGACCTCAGTGTATTCCTACGTGCCTGTTTTTCAACAGAGGCTGTCTGCTTGGCTACGTTGTTTCGCTCTTTCCAGAGGTCAAACAACTCGTTAGCAGAGTCGTAATCGTACATTTGGTCAGCCTGAACAAACAACTGTGTTCTGACTTTAGATCCCTTAATCCACTCAGCAAACTTGGGATCTCTCAGTATCTGCTCCATTTCTGGATGCCTAGACTGAAGTTGCCCAAGAGCAGCTTGCTTATGGTTTTCAATAGCGGCTGCTTCTGCTTGTCTAATCTTAGGATGGTTGTCAATTTCTCGTTGAACAGCAGTTTTAGGATCGACAAAAAAATCTACATCATCATCGCCGTTGTATTGCTGTTGTTGAGGTGCGTATTGTTGTTGCGCGAGTTGTGTCTGGATGTAGCTATCTACAACTGAGCGTAATTCGCCAACTTCCGTACTCTGTTTGCCTGAGAACTTCTCAAGCTCTTGGTGCATCTGTACGAGTTCTTCTACAGACTTACCTTGGTACTTTTCTGGTAGTTCCGGTTGTTGAGGTTCTTCCTCTATAGGATTCCCAATGCCGTCTTGCTCTAGCTCGTGTGTTGTGTCAATTGCTTCTTCTTCTGGACGCTCGTCAAGTAATTGTGCGCGTGACATATATAAACTTACCCCGCCTTAGTAGGTTATGGAGAAATAAAATGGGAGTTGTCCTCTTAGGATTCCCGATTAGATCGACCAGCTTTCTCGTGTTCACGTACCCACTTCATGTGCCTGCCCGGAAAATCACCGGATGCACCCTCAAGTACGTGTGAGGTAGCTGATGCGATTTTTGTAGCGTTAGCACCACATCCGCACCTACTGGATGTAGTACCGCCTTCTACAAAGTCTTCAAATACGTGTCCGTTTGTACAACGAAAATCAAATACTTTAATCATCTTCTTGTGTTGCAGAAGCCTGCTCGTAGTTGTTAGTTATGACAGATTCTAAGTTCAGTAAGTAGGCTAATATGTTTAGTTGTCCCTTACGAAAGAACATATCGTTAACATCTTTAGCAGCTTCTATGCTGTTAATTTGTTGTGCATTAATACCAAAATCACTTATCAGTTGTTGCCAACCTTTTTGTCTAAAAAGACTAAAGTAATTGTCGTAGTACTCTTCTGTTTGCTTGTCCAATTGAGGCCTCGTCGGTTGTCTCTGTTAACTAGATGTACTTTAGTACACTATATATTATATCATACTTTTGGACGTTTGTCAAGTACTATTTTTACTTTTTGGCAGTTTTTGCTGCTTTTTTAAAGGCAGAGGCCTTAGGAGCGCCCTTAGACCCCGGTTTACGCATTGTTTCGCCTGATCCAGCCTTGATGCGCTTACGTTTGGCGTGGATATTGGCGTATAGCCCCTTTTTACCGGGCATTAGCTTTCTCCTTTGCTTTCTTTGACAAGTCTTTGTAGTGGTAAAGTTTTACAGAAGTCTTGCCGTGGGTTTTACCTGAGTGCAGTGAACCATCAGGCATCTTGTGAGTATTCCCTGTCCAGAGAGTTCCATCACGTTTGTAGTGCTTCATGTTCTTAGCCATACTAACCTACCATTTTACCTTGTCAGCCCAGTATGCCGCTGAACACTTGCCTTTAGCAATGTTCTTGGCGTGTCTAGCCTTGAACGACTTGCGCCTAGCTTTCTCTTTAGCAGTCTTAGGACTTTTCCCTGCACCACTAACGCCCTGCTGACCAAAACGTATAGTCTTTACTGAGCCATCTTCACACTTGGCAACAACTACGTGGGACTTAGTTGGATGATTAGGAGTCCGCTTCGGTTTGTTGTACCCGCTTACTCCTGCTCGTGCTAGTCTTGGGTCCTTTTCCTTTGGCATTAGACTGCTCCTCTAGGTCCTTGACTTTGGCCTCCAGAGCCTCCAAGCGATCCAAGTGCATTTGAAATGCTTCGTTGATCTGCTTGAGGAGGTTGTTCATTTCGGTTTGTGTCATTAGCACGAGTAGTTTCTCCTATCATTCTAACTTTGTCGTTGTTTGATTTTTCCTTAAGTGCTAGATCAGCAATCTTAAGCCTTCGCTCAAACTCTTTATCGTCAGCGTCACCTTCGCGTAAGTTTCTGGTGATTGCTTCAATCTTGTCAATCTCAAGCTCTTGTGGAGCCAACTGAGCATCAACCATGTACTTCTGCGCTCTAGCTTGAGACTCAGCCGCTTGTCCTGCCAGTGCTTGTGTCTGTGCTTGCTGAAGCGCCATTTGAGCCTGTGCAGCTTGCTGTTGCATTTGCTGCTGTTGCGGATTAGGCTGACTTGCTTGTTGCATAGCGGCCAACAGGTCGTCACGGTTGCTGAGATTCATGTTCTCAATGATGCTCTGGATCAACGCAGGATACAGCGGTGACTCAGGAGACATGGTTTGCAGAAGCTGTGTCAACTGCGTAATCTCGTATTCCCTAGCGATAATGCCAAGGGTTGACGTAGCGTTAAACTTGTAGTCAGCCACAGGATAATGCTCTGGGTCAAACTGCATATAACGATGCGCTGCTTTGGTTACAAACGGCAGCAAGAAAGATTGCTGGAAGTTAATCAGGGTACGCTTGTGACGCTTGATGATAGCGCCCAGAGACATACTTATGCCAGCCGCTGTCGCTTCTCCGTTAACCTGCCCAGCAATACCTGCGGAGTCAACGGCTCCTGTAGCTTGCTGTACCATCTGTTGAAGCGCCTGAGCTTGTGCAAAAGTAATC